CAGATGATCACAAAAAATCTCGTGGTTCAAAATCCAAAGCTAAGTTAATTATTTCAGATGATTTTAAAAAGGTTTTCTCTGAAACAGGCTTATGGGGTAAGAAATTTAAGAAAGAAGGGAGATCAGTTTCAGCAGATCTCTTATCAAAAGAAGGTTTTTCTCTATCAGCTCCAACTCTAGACATTGAAAATTTCTTAAAAGATGAAACACTATTTGATTCTGATGGAGATTTATCAGAGGTGCAAGAACGGTACTTGACTATGTCCAGATATTTTTCAGAAATGGACCATAAAGGAACTCAAAATTTTGGTAGATTTTTAGGAACAAAACTTGGAAAAGGTTTATCTTTTATGACTAGCCTGTTTAATGAATTGAATATAAATTCTCGGAAAGGCACTTCATCAAATGAATTTTTATTCACATTTTTGAGACCCTATAATATACCACTTATAATCAAAAACACTGGATCTAACAAGCACATTTTTTACAGCTTTTTAATTCCAGCAAATAAAGTCTTATTTGATTATGGATCACCATTTAGATCTTTGATCAGAATTAGTGATAAGTACTATGCATCTGAAATGTGTTCCACAAGAGAAGCAGACATAATTCCAATGATGAATGTCTTAACTCGTTCTTTCTCCTTATATTCTTGTTTTCTGGATATTGATAATGAAGACAATCATGTAGATTCTATAATGAATTTAAAACAAGAATACCTATTTTCACTTTTAGTTTTGATGGAAAATAAAGAAAATACTTCATCTCATCTAATGAACACTAGATACATGTATATGCATGTTATAACTGAAAGAAATCCTTTGCCTTTCTCTGTTCTAAGTAAATTTCCAAAAATTATAAGATCACGACTTTTAGTTTTTGCTATGAAAAGGATTTTTCAATCTTTCTCTAAAATGAGTCAAAAGAGGCCAAAACCATATTCTCTTGTTGATTTAGAAAGAGCTTATGAAACTAAGAAACCAGCAAATGAGTCTGACAAAGAAATTGAGGAATTAGTTGTTTCTGGCGATTATTTTGATGGCTTGCAGTCATATATATCTGGGAATGAGATTAGACGATTCGAAATCGCATTGAACATTTCGTATATTGGTGTTTTACATGAGAAAAATAAAGGTGAAAGGATTCATGCTAATATGAGAATTTTTGAGAAGGTAATAAAAGAAGAAATTAAAATGAGAGATGTTAGAGAGGAAATGATAAAACCAGATTTAAAGAGTTTAGATATCTCTCCTTCAGAATTTAGATCACATGAATTTTCATCTCTGCACATGAGAAACATAGCACGAGTTTGCAAGAAAACACTTTCATCAGCAGGATATAATGATGCTAGACTTAAGGAGAAAATATTGTATGATCTTAGTTCAGTCACTTTTGAAGAATTATCAACTTTAAAAGCATCAGCAGAATATGTGGGATTAACATCAGCAATTAAATATGAGCATTATAAACCTTCACCTAGGAAAAAAGCTTTGCAAGCTATCTTTGAATTAATGGAAGAATTATCTGAATATCCAATGCTGTCTCTACCACAATTGCTTAAGAAGGTCAATCTCATGGGAGGGATGCTTGTTAACTTATTCAAGAAGCCTCAGCCAACAGGTACTAGAGAAATATTTGTTTTAAACATGATGAGCAGAATTCTTATTCGATTTTTAGAAGGAGTATCTAGATCGTTGTGTGAATTGATGCCTAACGAATTTTTGACAAAAGGAACAGAAAAATCTAAATCAGTACCAAAGCACTTCTCCAAAGTAAAAAGTATGAAATTTTCAACTATGCAAGAACAGACTAGCTGTGATTCAGGCGATGCAACAACTTGGTGTCAAAGATTTGTAATGACAATATTTTCAACCTTCTTCTGTGAAATGTTTTCAGATTGGCCAGAAATGAGAATAACCCTTTGCACAATTTTAAATTTAGTAACAAATAAACAGCTCGAATTGCCCAAAGATTTACTTGATCTTTTCATGAAAAATATGAAACAGGAAAGTATGACATCAGATGGACTGAATGAGTTAAAGAAACAATTTTTAGGGAGATCAGATAAAAATGATTTATGTGATCCTAGAAGTATATTTCTAAAAAACACCAGTAACTTCATGCAAGGGATCCTACACTACTCTTCTTCAATAGTTCATTCTAGCCATGGCATGTGGGTTTCAGAAATAATAAAGAAATATTTCAAAGGTGTTATAAAAAATAAAGATCCAACTGCTAAATTAATTTTAACAAATCAAATATCATCTGATGATTTTTCAAGAATCACTACAATTCTATATGATTCTAATAATGTGAAATCTGAAGTTGTGAGCACATTTTTAAAATTTTCGTCAATTTTTAACAGAAGATCTTATCCTCTATTCGGTGCAAAAGTCTCAGAAGAAAAAAGTGCTTTAGATAACAGAAATAACATAGTTGAATTTAATTCCGCATGGATGGTAGTGAATACAATTTTAACTCCGAGATTAAAATGGGTAGCTGCTGCAAGCATGATTAGACCTGAAAGTAATACTCTATCAAAAATGAGAACTGATTTAAATCTTCTTAAAGATATAGTTGAAAATGGAGGCTCCTTATCATTATCAGCTGATGTTGAAGCATCTTGTCATTTTAATCACTTAATTTCTTTAGGCATTCTAACAAGTCCAAGATTAACATGGAATTCAGCAGCTCGAGCATTGTTGAGGAATAAACACCCTATTTGCTGGTTATACTTATTGTCAAATTGGAGAGTAGGACCTCTACTAGGATATGACTATGTATTATATGAAAATTCTCTTCGCTTTAAAGACACAAGGATTCTAGATTGTTTATCAAAAAAGATGATGTTTATGAGCGAAGATAAATTTAATAATGGGAATTTCACAGCAAATTTAGCATTATCTTCTAGGAAAAAATACTCAAAGTTTTTAGAGAATGTAAAATTGCCTGATAGGGAAACATATGTTAATAGTGTTAACCCTGAATTGATCTTCGTAAGGTCCGAACAGATGAGCATTCAGGATCAAAAATGCTTAATTAAATTAAAAGCTTTCACACCAGGCGTAGAAATTGGATTTGGAACTGACTCAGGGACAGCAATGCTTGCTTCATCATCGTATATTTATTCTTCTCCATGTATTTCCTTAAGATTGAGAGATGGTTCGAGGAAAAAGATGTCTTTACCAGCTTTGTTAACTAAAATGGAAGTTGAGAGAGAATTATATGAGTCAATATATGATGATCATCAAATAACTTTTGAGTTTATAGAACTTTTCAATGAAATTAGCCACTATACAGTTTCTCCTTCTATTGCTGTTCTTCGATTGCGTAAAAGAAGAAGTTTTCCACTTTCATTTAAGTTAAGAACTGAAGAAGCTTCATCAACTGTAAGCTTGCTAGAATGTGTTTGTGTTAAATGGTTTTCAAAAGCATCTTATAAGGCAAAATTTCTAATAGAAACATCATGGATTATTCATAAAGAAGAGAATATGTGGTTAAAAGATGATTTTATTAGCAGTTTTGAAGCATTTAAGGAAGAGAATGGTCATTGTGATGTTTTAACATTCTACCTACTAATTAAACAACAAAAAACTGAGGATATAGGTGTGAAAGTTTTGACTACTGGCCCTATTAAAAAAGGTTTGGTATCGCAATTAAAATCAATTCTCAAGTTTGACACATATAAAAGTATGATAATTAAAGAAATTGAAGATGATGATTATGAAGCTCCCAAATCATATGCACAAGATCTTAAAATAGTTGAAATGCATCTAAATAGATTAGCAAATTTCAGCTCATATGGTTTTCAAAGCTATTTCCTAATTAAAAGTTTTCTACCTAAACTCAAAATTAAATCACCTTTTGAACTGACACGGAAATTATTAGCTAGTATTCCATCACATTACTACTCTCTATTATTTATTTCAGCTTTAGAAAATCATCCTATTCAAACTAATGATCCAAAATACAACAAGAAACTGATAGATGTCTTTTCAGATTGCAAAAAGGGAAAATTAATCTGGTATGAGAAAGAGCAGGTTAAAGATTCAAAAGGAATTTATAAGGGAACTGGAGTCGCAGTCATTTTAATAGATGGTATTGTTTGTAAAGTGACTTTCAACGATGATATAGTGGAATTAATAAGGATAAAAAATATGACATCTTTTAATACCATAGCGCGTCAACTATCTGGCGTTTTAAAGAACGATTTAAAAATGTCAAAAACTATACTAATGAAAACTTCTTATGTTTTAAAAGAAAGTGCAGGATCATTTTTGGTGGCAAGATCAGATTGGGGTGCTCCAATTATAGAAGACATGTCTCTTGGTTACAAACCTGCTAAATTTTCATTTAGAACATCAATTAATAGGAATGGTCTTTTAACATTAAGAGCAAAAATGAATGATTTAGAATTTGATTCTATGACTTTCTCACCTAGATATCAAGAAATAAGATCAACTGTGGAGGTTGCTAACGAGTCAGATGTATTTTTAAATGCAGTGATTAACAACACTAGCTTAGAAAGAGAATGGATTGAAGACAAAATATTAACAGACAATGACAAGATAGTTGAATTTACTAAGGACTTAGGGAATAGATTACATAGATTAGGAAAGCTGCCCATGAATTCTCTAAGTTTAAATACAAAGAGTTTGGAAGACAGCAGTATTGATGAAGAATCAAATATTGGAATATTTGAATTAGAAGAAAGAAAGCAAAATTTATTTGAACTGGAAGCCATGGGATTTTCTGATTCTGATTCAAATGATTTTGATGAACTCTTTGACATGTTTGATGAGATTGTGACTGTAGAAAAGGCTTCAGGACTTGAATATGAATTGGAAAATTGGGTTAATGAATATGATGAAGATCAAATAAATGGGTTTTCACAAATGTATGATGTTTATAGAGATCCTTCATTTAAAGGTTCCAACATTTACAAATTCAATACTGTGCTATGGGATAAGTATATTAATGAATTAGAATATGAATTTGATGATTTGAATAGATGGAATGGAATACCAAGGCAATTAGAAGACACTGTAATAGGAAGGATCCTTGAAAATTTGGGTTTTAAAAGACAAAAGGTAAAGGTGAAGATGCTCAGGAAATGGGTCTGATTCTACTCACTTAGAATGCTCATTATTCAATAGTTACAAGATAAAATTAATTGAATCTAATTCTCTATAATTTTATTTTGTAAACGTCGG